CGGTTCGCCATCGACGATGCGTTCGACGATGCCCGTCTGCCCGGTTCGGCGGAGCAGGTAGCGGTAGTCCAGCGGGTAGGTGGTCTTCTTGGCCATGGTGATGGGGTCCTTTCTGGTTCAGGCCTGGCAGGTGGCCTTGTCGTGGGTGCGAACCCGGTAGGTCTCGATGTGGCAGGTGTAGGCGTTGTCAACGATCAGTTTGACGGTCACGGTGTCGTAGTCGCTGGGGTAGGCGTCGAAGACCTCGAACCAGCCGTTGGCGAACCAGATCACGTCGCCGGGCTTGAGGTCGTGCCAGTCGCGTTGGGTGCTGTTTTCGGCGTTGGGTCGTGCGTGCTTCTTCGTGGCGTATTTCCTTGTTGGTGCTGTCGTTACACACACATTGAGCCAGCATTCCGCCCGAACATCAAGGGCATTAACCAACTGTGGCAAAAGAACTTACAGATTTTAGCAAGCATGCAACGGGGCTAGAGATATGTCCGCCGAAACCTTGAAAATCACGGCCCTCACGCCTGAACAGGCCGCCAAAATTCTCGCTGCGGCGTACGGGCAGCGCGTCACCGTGGAGCAGGTTCGCGCGGTGGTCGAAGCGGGCGAACTCGCCCGGGCGGACGGCACGTTCAGCCTGATCGACTATGTGGCCTACCTGGCCGGGGAGGTGCCCCGTGGCCCCGGATAACCCCACGCCCACTGAGAAGATCAACCCCCGCCTTCTCCGGCCGGCTGATCTGCTGCGTCTGGTCAACTCGGCCCGACACGGCAGGTCCGGGCCGGTGCTGACCGAGTTCCAGCTGCGCCGCCACCGCAACCAGGCTGGCTACACCATCGGCGACGCGCGAACGGTGGACCTGTTCCGCTACGCCGCGTGGCTGACGCTGGAGCACTTCAAGCCAAAGGCCGAGCCGCTGACCTATGAAGAGCAGAAGGCACGCCAGGCCGAGCGCAACGCCGAGGCCGTTCGCGCTGCCCAGGACATCGGTCAACTGCCGGGGGTCGTTGATGCCGAGCGGAAGGCCCGATGCGAAGAATCATTCCGAGCGTTCTGCGAGACCTACTTCCCCGAGGTGTTTTATCTGCCGTGGTCGGATGACCACCTGCGCGTGATCGACAAGATCGAGAAGGCGGTGCGCACCGGCGGCCTGTTCGCGATGGCCATGCCGCGCGGATCGGGCAAGACGGTGCTGTGTCAGACGGCGGTGCTGTGGTCAGCGTTGATCGGCGCGACGCCGTTCGTCTGCCTGATCGCCGCCAGCGCCGAGCGGGCTCGCGATCTCCTGGAGAACATCAAGATCTGGATCGAAACCAACCCGCTGCTCGCCGCCGACTTCCCCGAGGTCACGTACCCGATCCAGTGCCTTGAGCGGATCACCAACCGTCAGAAGGGCCAGAAGTACAAAGGCGAACCGACGCGGATCGACTGGGCCTCGGATCGGATCGTCCTGCCAACCATCGCGGGATCGAAGGCCTCGGGCGTGGTGATCTCGTCCAGCGGCATGAAGGGCAGCGACATTCGCGGGCAGAACTACGCCCGCGCCGACGGTCAGGTCGTGCGTCCGCAGTTGGTGATGGTGGACGATCCGCAGACGACCGAGTCGGCCTGGTCGCCGTCACAGAGCCAGCGCCGCGAGGCCATCCTGGCTGGTGACGTGCTGGGTATGGCCGGGCCCGGTAAGAAGATCGCGGGCCTGATGGCCTGCACCGTCATTCGCCCGGCTGACATGGCCGACAACATCCTCGACCGCGAAAAGCATCCCGAATGGCAAGGCGAGCGGACGAAGATGGTTTATGCCTTCCCCTCGAGCGAGAAGCTCTGGGCACAATACGCCGAACTGCGATCTGATTCACTTCGCAACGATGGCGACGGCAGCGAAGCCACTGCGTTCTACATCGCCCATCGTGAGGCGATGGACAAAGGCGCGGTCATCGCCTGGCCGCAGCGGTTCAACGAGGACGAGGTTAGCGCGATCCAGCACGCGATGAACCTGCGGTATCGCGATGAGGCTGCGTTTTTCGCCGAGTATCAAAACGAACCCATCGTCGAGGAGATCGGCGAGGAGATGCTCTCGGCCGACCAGATCGCTGCCAAGCTCAACGGTTACCGTGCCGGCGAGATTCCCATCGGCTGTAATCACCTCACGATGTTCATCGACGTGCAGCAGAGGGTGCTGTTCTGGATGCTCTGCGCGTGGGAGGAGAACTTCACCGGCTACATTCTGGATTACGGCACCTGGCCCGAGCAGAAGCGGGCATATTTCACGCTCCGCGACTTACGGGCCACGATCGGGCGTGCTTCGCCGGGCGCGGGCCTCGAGGGTCAGATATTCGGCGGGCTGGAGAAGCTGACCACCGAGAAACTCTCTCGCGCATATCGACGCGAAGACGGCGCGGAGATGCGGGTCGACCGTTGCCTGATCGATGCCAACTGGGGTCAATCGACGGACGTGGTGTACCAGTTCTGTCGGCAGAGCAGCTTCGCGGGCATCCTGCTACCCAGCCACGGCAAATACGTCGGGGCGTCGAGCATCCCGTTCAGCGAATACAAGCGCAAGCGTGGTGATCGGGTCGGTCTGCACTGGCGCATCCCCAACACGGTGGGCAAGCGACAGGTCCGACACGTGCTGGTGGACACGAACTACTGGAAAGCGTTCGTCCACGCGCGTCTGGCCGTAGCGATGGGCGATCCCGGCAGCCTCTCGCTCTTCGGCCGCGACGCCAAGGCGCATCGAATGCTGGCCGATCACCTGACCGCTGAATACCGCGTCAAATCAACCGCTCAAGGCCGAACCGTAGATGAATGGAAGCTCCGCGCCACTCGCCCCGACAACCACTGGCTGGACTGCTTGGTCGGCTGCGCGGTGGCCGCGTCGATTCAGGGCGCGTCACTGCCAGGTGTCGCAGACGGGCCAGCACGCCCGAGGCAGCGCATCAAGCTCTCGGAATTGCAGAGGGGTAACTGATGAGCACCGTGGCGAAAGAATCACTGCGAAAGACGGGTTTGTCCTGCCCGAAATGCGGATGCCGCGATCTGCGCGCCTACTACACCCGTGCCAAGCGCGATTACATTCTCCGAAAGCGAATCTGCCGACATTGTGGCCGTGCTGTGATCACGCGTGAGCGTATCAGCACCTGAAAGTTCCAGTATTGGAACAATCTTCGAGAAGTTGACCTTCGGTGTAAGGAGTTCGGCTTCCTGCGGCAAATAACAGTGAGACGGCCATTGACGGCGTCTCATGGAGCCGCAGCAAGTGACGGACAACCTCGACGACAACATTAAGACGAACGCTGAAGGCCCCGCCAAGGCCAGCGGCGACTCCGGCAGCGTCGAGCAGCACAAGCTCTCGGAGCAGATTGCCGCCGACAAGTACCTCGCGTCGAAGAAGGCCAGCCGCGCCAAGGGTCTGGGCGTCAAGCTCGCGAAGATCTCGCCGGGAGGGACCGTCTGATGGTGTGGCCGTTCCGCAAAATCAGGAAGGCCCACCCCCGGAACCGGTCCCTCCCGGCTGTGGTCAAGGCGCGTTACGACGCGGCGCAGACGACCGCCGAGAATGCCCGACACTGGGCGATGGCCGATGCCCTGTCGGCTGACGAATCGGCATCGCCCGACGTGCGCCGCAAGCTGCGACAGCGCAGCCGGTACGAGGTGGCGAACAACTCCTACGCCAAGGGCATCGTGCTGACCATCGCCAACGACTGCATCGGCACCGGACCGCGTCTACAACTGCTCAGTGACAACGCCGAAACCAACCGCCGCGTCGAGGCAGCATTCGCGGCCTGGTCGGAAGCGGTCAACCTGGCCGAAAAGCTCCGCACAATGCGGATGGCCAAGAGCACCGACGGCGAGAGCTTCGCCGTACTGACGGGCAACCCAATGGTCGACTCGCCGGTCATGCTCGACGTGCAACTGGTCGAGGCAGACCGGGTCGCGTCGCCGGTGATGAACATCCTGCCGACCAGCGGCGATATCGACGGCATCACCCTCGATGCCTGGGGCAACCCGCAGACCTACACCATCCTGCGCCAGCACCCCGGCGACCTGACAGCGTGGAAGACCCAGTACGACCTGGTGCCCGCCGATGCGGTGGTTCACTGGTTCAGGTCCGACCGACCCGGTCAGCATCGAGGCATTCCGGAGATCACGCCCGCGCTGCCGCTGTTCGCACAGCTACGCCGCTACACGCTGGCGGTGATCGCAGCCGCCGAAACCGCAGCCGACTTTGCCGCCGTGCTGTTCACCGACGCGCCGGCCAACGGCGAAGCGCAGGCGCTGGAACCGATGGATGTGGTCGAACTCGAGAAGCGCATGGCCACGGTGCTGCCGGACGGCTGGCGATTGGGACAGGTCGAAGCGCAGCAGCCGACCACCAGTTACGGCGAGTTCAAGCGTGAGATTCTCAATGAAATCGCGCGTTGCCTGAACCTGCCGTACAACATCGCCGCCTGCAACTCGTCGGGCTACAACTACGCCTCCGGTCGCCTTGACCATCAGACCTATTACAAGTCGATCCGCGTGGAACAGGCCCATCTGGCCGAGGCGGTGCTCGACCGAATCTTCGCCGCCTGGATCGACGAGGCCATGCTCACCACCGAACTGGCGGCGCTTCGCACCATGCCCCGCGTGCCGCACCAGTGGTTCTTCGACGGCACCGAACACGTTGACCCGGCGAAGGAAGCCAACGCCCAGGCCACGCGCCTTTCCAGCAACACCACCACGCTCGCCATCGAATACGCCCGGCAGGGCCGCGACTGGGAAACCGAACTGCGACAGCGCGCCAAGGAACGGGCGCTGATGACCGAGTTGGGACTGACCAGCACACCGAGCGCACCTCAACCCACGGATGACGAAGACGAGGAGGTCGACACGGATGTCGAACAGCAGCAAGCAGCCTGACTATCTCAGCTTCCGCTGTCCACTGACCGTCGAAGCGGCGGATGACAGCGAGAAGAAGATGCCACGCTTCCGCATGGTCGCCTACACCGGCGGTGTGATGCGGATCACCGGCTTCCCGCACCCGGTCGTGGTCGATCTCGAAGGCCTGGCCATCGACCGCCAGGACATCCCCGTCCGCCTCGACCACAACCCACGTCAGGGCGTGGGCCACACCCAGCGCGTGCTGATCGAAAACGGTCAGGTCGTTGCCGAGGGCTTGGTCAGCCGCGACACGTCGTGGGCGCGCGACGTGGCCAAGAGCGGCGTCAACGGCTTCCCCTGGCAGGCCAGCATCGGCGCTGCCGTGGTCGACGCCGAGTTCGTACCCAACGGCCAGCGCATCACCGTCAACGGTCGGACCTTCGACGGGCCGTTGCATGTCGTTCGCAAGGCCATCCTCAAAGAGATCTCGTTCGTCGACAGCGGTGCGGATACCGCCACGTCGGCGCGTATCGCAGCCCAGAACAAGGAGCAAACAGTCATGGACGACCAGAACACCGCCACGCAGGACGATACCCAGCAGGATGCGGGCCAGACCGACCCCGGAAGCAACACTGAGCGCACCGATGTCGGCAGCGAAGCCGCTGCGCCCAAAAGCGATTCGGCGCAGGAGACGAGCCCGCAACCGGCGAAGACGCCGACAACGGCCCAGACCCCGGAAACCCCCGGCACCGTCAATGCATCCGCTTCCCACAATGCCGGGGGTGACCCGGTGACCGACATGCGTCGTCGCATGGCCGCCGAGACCCGGCGTGTCGAGGCGATCCGCAAGGTCTGCGCCGGCAAGCATCCGGACCTTGAGGCCAAGGCCATCGAGGAAGGCTGGGACGAGAGCCGCACCGAACTGCACGTGCTGCGCGCTTCGCGGCCGCAGGTGCCGGCGGTGTCTTCGCAGCCCCGCAACACCAGCCCGCAGGTCTTCGAGGCCGTGGCGCAGATGGCGTCGGGTCTGCCCAACTCGCGGATCGAGGGCGTCTATGACGAGCCGATCCTCGAAGCGGCCGACAAGCTGCGCGGCGTGGGCATCCAGGAATTCTGCGAACTGGCTTCGGGCCAGCGCCTGCCGCGCTTCCGGCGCGATGCCTCGGGCTGGCTGCAGGCCGCTTTCAGCACCACGTCGCTGCCCGGCATCCTCAGCAACATCGCCAACAAGATGCTGCTCGAGGGCTACAACTATGTCGAGGACGCCTGGCGGAACATCGCCAAGATCGCGTCGGTCAATGACTTCAAGGAACACACCCGCTACCGGATGACCGGCAGCTTCCAGTTCCAGCAGGTCGGTCCCGACGGCGAACTCAAGCACGGTCAACTCGGTGAGCAGACCTTCCGCCAGAAGGCCGACACGCACGGGATCATGTTCTCCCTGACGCGCCAGATGATCATCAACGATGACATGGGCGCGTTCACCGACATCCCGCGTCAGATCGGCATGGGCGCGGCCGAGGCCATCGCCGACGCCGTGTGGGGCCTGTGGCTGGCCAACCCGGTGCAGTCCGACGGCAAGGCGTTCTTCCACACCGACCACAAGAACTATCTGGCCGGTGCGGACACGGCCCTGACCGTGGAGGGCCTGACCGACGCCGAGGTTGCCTTCGGCAAGCAGGTCAAGCCCAACGGCAAGCCGCTGGGCATTCGCGCCAGCAAATTGCTGGTGCCCACGGCGCTGAAGGTTCCGGCCGAGATGCTCATGAAGAGCGTCCATCTCAACGAGACCACCACCGCCAACAAGGGCAAGCCGAACACCAACCCGCACGTCGGCAAGTTCGACGTGGTGTCCAGCGTGTACCTGTCCAACCCGTCGTTCACCGGCGCGTCGGACAAGGCGTGGTATCTGCTGGCCGACCCGAACCGCCTGCCGGCCGTCGAGGTCGCATTCCTCAACGGCGTGGATCGGCCCACGGTGGAGAAGACCGATGCCGACTTCGACCGGCTCGGCGTGATGTTCCGCGGGTACATCGACTTCGGCGTCAAGGAACAGGACCACCGTGGCGCGCTGAAGATGAACGGCCAGTGAGTCGGGGACAGATGATGATCGACTGCCCACATCCATCTGAGTGCACTTCGAAAGTCGGGGCGTCCGCCACGGAACGGTGGCGGACGGTTCCCGACTCGGAGGGACTGTACAGCGCCAGCAGCGAAGGGCGCGTGCGCAGCCACCTCAATGGGCGTGACAGACTGCTGAACCCCAGCCCGGATACCAAGGGCTACCTGCAGTTTGCCATGTCACTACCCGGTGGTCGGCGCGTTCGGATGAAAGTGCATCGCGCCGTGGCGCTGGCGTTTCTCGGCCCGCGACCACCCAAGGCGCAGGTCAACCACATCGCCGGCGATAAGCGAGACAACCGCGTGGTGAATCTCGAATACGCCTCAGCGCGTCGCAATGTGCGGCACGCCTGGGAGAAAGGACTGCGACGGGCAGAGCAGGTGCAGGGCGAACGTCATGGTCGGGCCAAGCTCACCGACGGAGACGTTCGCCATATCCGTCTGGTCGGCAGCGCAGCGAACATCCATGGCCTGGCCGAACGCTACGGCGTGACGCCACAGTGCATCGATTCGGTACTCCAACACAAGACGTGGCGACACGTCGCTTAACAAGGACCATCAACTATGACTGCTCGATTTATCCAGAACGGCAACAGCATCGACTACACGCCGGGCGCTGATGTGAGCGCCGGCGATGTGGTCGTCCAGGGCGATCTCGTCGGCATCGCCAAGCTCGACATCGCCACTGGCGAGCTCGGCGCTCTGGCGGTGACCGGCGTGTTTGACGTGCCCAAAACCGCCGGCGTCGGCGAGGCCATCGCTGCCGGCGTGAAGGTCTACTGGGACGTCGCCGACGGCGTGGCCAAGACCGACGCCGAAGCCGGCGCGAACAAGTACCTCGGCAAGACGGTGCTCGCCGCCGGTGATGACGACGCCACCGTCCGCGTCCGCCTGGAGCAGTAGCCGATGAGCGACCGCCTGCGTGAAGGTCTGAACTGGCTGGAGCAGCAGCGCACGGCCCACATGACCAGCCCGGTGATCTACCGCCGGGCTGGTTCCGGGGGTCAGGCCGACGCGGAAGTCCAGGCCACGTTTGGCAAGACCGACTACGAGGTCGCGGGTGACTATTCCGGGGGCGGGGCCACGATTCGGACGCACGTGATCGACTTCCTGATCCTCGCAGACGAACTCGGGCATGAACCACAGGCGAGCGACGTGATCGTCGCGGACGGGCGCAAGTACGAAGTGATGGACTTGGCGAGCGAAGGCGCGTGGCGCTGGTCCGATCCGTACCGCACGACGTTCCGCATCCACACGAAAGACACCGGAGCAGACACGTGACCGAGTGCAGCCAGTTTGAGCATTGC